CTGTCTGTTCCCTGAGTACTTCTAGGAGCATAAAGTACATTCCATAACCCTCAATATCCATTACCCTGCGAAGTTTTACAAGTTTACTATCATTCCTGGCATTGGAATAATGAGGGAAATAATAAGCATCTTTTTTCATTTGTTTAGCATTTTTTCTATTTTATATACTTCCCATTCTTTTACCTGACTTTCACAATCAAACATCATTTTTAATTGAGCAGTCATTATTTCTACATCTGCAATCTCTTCAATTATATTATCTACATCCCCTTGTCTATTCATAAACTTTGCTAATGCCATTTGCAGCTCAGCAAGTTCCTCAATAGCTTTTATAATCTGAGCTTGATTACCAAATTTATCTTTATATTTTTTGTATGCTTTTCTTAACATTCCTCAAATTTTAGTTCGTGTTGTTCGTTTATAAATCTGATTTTCACTTCCATTAGGTTTTTAATTGCTTGTTTATAATAACTATCTTTTAATTCTATTCCGATTGATTTACGCCCCAAGCTTACGGGGCTGTATACTTCACTACCAACGCCCATAAATGGAGTTAAAACAACCTCACCAGGGTTTGAATATAGTTCTACTATTCTATCAATAACATCTAATTGCAACGGGTGTACATGCTTTTCATCGTCCTCATCTTTGCTCTCTTTGAACTTTAAAACTTCATCAACTCTTATATCATCCCATACCGAGGAGGCGTACCGTTGCCAAATAATATGAGATAGTTTATTTGTTTTGGGGTCTTTATGGTCTTTGTATTTCTTCTGTAAATATTCTAATGAACCGTATTTATTAACCATTGCTGGAAGTATTGGAGTTTCACCAGCATAATGAGTTAATCCTACTGGGTGAGTAACTGGAATTTTATTTTCACCTCTTTTTTTGAATATTAAAAGATAATCAGGATTTGCGGTAAAACATTCCGTAGAATCTTCAACTATTAATTTATGCATTAATGATCGAACCATTGTTCTTAATCTTACTTTTAACGGTTCTTTCCAAATGGTTATTTTATTACGATAATTAAAACCATATTTCTTATGAAGTGTTATTATTTCGTGTGGAAAATCCCACATAGAACCGTCTTTATTCATTATATCCGTACAATGAACCGCCGTTATTCTACCATCTTTTGTAACGCGTGAAATTTCAGCAATTAAATATTCGTATTGTTGTAAAAACTGTTCTTTAGTTTCACAATTTGAAAAGTCATTATCACTAGAACTGTAATTATACAATCCTGCAAACGGTGGTGAATATACCGATAAATCAACACTTTCCTTTTCTAGTGTTGGAAGTACATACATACAATCACTTTCATAGATTGCATACTGGTCTGTAATTTTTTGATCTTTTACCATATTGGAAGTTTTATGTTTTGATTAAATTCTGATTTCTTTTCTTTATATCCATTTAAGGAAACATTCAACTTATTGAATAATTGATTTGATTTTTCAGCTTTTGCTAACAACCCGTCTAATACTCTTTTTTGACCATCAGAATAAACCAAATCAACCTCAACTGGTTCTGTTTGTCCGAATCTCCAAAACCTGCGAATTGATTGATAATACTGTTCAAAACTAAACGTAGGAAAATACGTAGTATGGTTACAATGTTGCCAATTAAGACCAAAGGCTGTCATTTTCGGCTTTGTTATTAGTTTCTTTATTTCACCATTATAAAAAGCTAACAAAATTTCCTCTTTTTTATCCAGGTTCATCGATCCTTTTATCTCGTATGCTTCTGAATCCATTTGGTTTAACAGTTCGCTTTCTCGGTTATAATTACACCAATAAACAGAAGTTTTATGTTTACTTGCTAATTCAAAAGCACGTTCACATCTAACATCAATAGTCAGTCTTTGTTCTTCTTTTATTTCTGGCAACCTTTTGGCTATCATTGTGAACATTTGTATTTGTCCGTTAATAATCATATTTTCTTTATTCTCAACAGCGTGATAATTTGTAATGAGTTCAGGTAAAACAAATCTAGTATCATCAAATCCTAAGTCGCTAGGTTTACGCATTGAAATACTCCAACTCGAAACCCACTCAAAGAATGATTCTTTTGCATGTCCTTTTAATATCCATTTAGTACCTATGTTCATTGGAGAAATAGTATCTTCATTATTAGTAAAGAACTTTGTTAACATATCGGAATAACCCATATATCCTAACGCCTCTGAACTTGTACCTAATTCGATAAAATCGTTTGGTGAGGGGGTAGCTGTAAATAAATATCTATACTTTACTTTCTTTAAGAACGTAGTAACTTGGGTTTTGATTGATCCTTTGAAGTTTTTTAATATCGAACTTTCATCTAATAGAACACAATCAAAATCCAGGTAATTGAATTTATCTAACCGTTCATAATTACAAACTACAATTTTAGTTTTATAATTGCCGTCTTTTGAATATTCAATATCTCCTACTCCAAACTTTTCAGCCTCACGAATAAATTGAAAAGCAACCGCCAAAGGTGTGATTATCAAAACGGGTTTATTTGTCTTTTGAATATAGTTTTTTGCTATAACTAATTCAATAATTGTTTTACCTAATCCAGTATCTAAAAACACCGCTGCCCTACCTTTTTTAATTGCGTATTCTGAAACGTGTTTTTGAAAGTCAAATAAATAATCAGGAATGAATGTAGGTTCTATTCCATAGTTATTACTTAATTGTGATTTTTGTATTAGAAATTTTTTATATTCCATGTGTTTTTATAAAAAAACCCATACGAGTTCGGCAATGCAGCACCTCCCCCGTATAGGTTCAAAGTTCTTTTATGTCGATTACTGCACTAATCATATTGCAAATGTATTACTTTAATTTTAATAACTCAGCATCGGGCAATAAACCTTTTCCAATTGCATTGTCTTTTAACTGCTGTGTTGCATCAGTAAACCCATTTGATCTTTTAACTTTCCGTCTTAATGTATTAGCAACATCAGCCTGGTCTAATTCTGATGCAATCTTCCACCTGTCAATAGGATTGCCTTTTATCTTATTATTTTTTAGGCTTATTGTTATATGTCCCTCTCCTGCCAATTGACCCAATGCCCTATCTATTGACCTTTTAACTCTATCTTCAAGGTGCTTATGTGTATATACATTATAAGCATCACCAAACGCATATTCAGCAATATCAGATACAGTCATATACCCCTCTGTATCACTCTTTAATGCTTTAATGATTAAGTCCTTTACTAATTCTTTTTTTTCAAATCTACTCATTGTTTAATTCTTTTAAGGTTTTATTAATTGATTTCTGTAAATCTTCCAATGATAATTTAAGCATCACCCTATTTTCAAATTGGTCATAATTAAAATCTCTTATCTCTGATTTATGATTTATAAGTGATACTATCTCATTCTTCATTTCATTTGCCCGTTGTGAAAGTTTATTAAGGTAATCATCAAACTGAATAACCATTTGTCTCTGCTCATAATTAACTTTCTTCTTTGTAGGTGGTTCTGATTCTTCAATAACAGCACGTTTAACAAACTCATGTGAATAATTATCACCCTCTGCAATACGGTTAGCCACTCTACGCTGTTGTCCTGTGGTTAGGTCTTTGCCTTTTAATGCTGATGTGAATGCTGTGGCCGCCGTTGCTGTTGGTATTGTTTCAACTGCTTTTTTATCAATATTATAATCTTTAATGGCATTGATACGAGCAAATGAATCTATGACACGTTGTTTCGGCCATTCAAGAAATTCCTTAATAATACCAATGGTTGATTTACCAATGTTTTGTTGACAAAACATTATAGTAGCTTTTATGGTTTCATCAATAACAGCTACCGAACTCTGCCACTCCTCCATGTTTTCATTCGCCATAATTTTAAGCATCAATTCATCTGATAGGTCTTTTATAGGTACTTCCACCATATAATCATCAGAGTAAACCTCCTGTAATGCTTTTAATCTGTGATGTCCGTATGCAATTTGAATATCACCATTAACCTGCCTTGCAAGTATGTTATCCCAAAAGCCTGTTGCTTCAATTGACTTCTTTAGTTTGTCAATCTTATCCATATTAAAGGGGTAATTTTCTAAGTCCCTAAATGGATTTGGTTTTAAATCTTTTACTTTTACTTTCATAGTGTTCATAATTTTAATTTATAAATGTACTGCAAATATACAATTATTTATTTATACATTCACAGTACATTGTTATTTTTATTCATAGATAATTGATGATTTTATTTTTAGTGCTGAGTTTACAAACCAGATTGCAGCCTTTTGCTCTGCCTCTGTTAGTCTGCCCTTGCTAATACCTGTTATCATCTTGTTACAGAAGTGAACCAGTTTACCGTTAACATCTATGTCTGTGTAGGTATCCTCAGGGGTTTTGTTCTGTGCTACTAATTCTATTTCTATCATAGCTTTATAGTTAATGTTTCAGATTCTTTGTACTGTACAACTACCTCACCCGTATCTGGGTCTGAGCCATTACACTCCTTTAAAAGTGTTTCTCTGGCTTTTAATTGTGCCCTAAGCATACACCATTGGCTGTCTGC